AATTGTTGATTGTTGTATTGATGGTAACATATTCATAACTTCTGCTCTTACTGTATTAGTAACACCAACAGCAAAGTTTAAATTTTGTACTATACTAACTCCACCACCACCACCCATAGCTGATTTAGTATCTGAATTATTTTTAATTGAACCAGCACTATTAGGAACAAATAACTCTGGACCTCTTTCTCCAACTAAAGTTGGTGATCCTTGTTGTACTGTTCCACCACCTGCAAATTCTCCAGGAACAACTCCTTTATCACTACCTGGAATAACTGCTTTAAGTATATCTCCAAAAGAAAAACCTTTTGATTTTTTTAGCCTTTCTTCTATTCCTCTTTGAATTTGATCTAATACTAATACTTTGAAAATCATTTTTTGTAATGCTATTACCATTTCTAAAAGAATATTTTTAAAATCTAATGTATGTAATTTTCCTCTAAACATAGCATCAGATATTTTATCTCCAACACTTGCAAATGTACTTCCAACACCTGTTGCTACTGCATCTAAATCTCTTTGTAAATCATTGAACTTTTTAAATTCTTCATTTCTAGCAACAATACCTTCTATTGATTTTAAAACTTGTTCTTGAACTGCCGCTTCTGCTTCTACACCATCACTACCAATTTTTTTTCTTAATTCATCTTGTATTGCATACATTTCATTTAAAACTTTTAATTCATCTTGTGTTTTACCAAATGCTTGAATTGATCTATTATGTTCTCTTATTGATTTTTTTTCTGAAGTTTCCCTTACTTTCTGCAACATATGTTCTTCTTTAACTTTTTTAGAAGTTATAGCAGATGCTCTATTTGCATTTTTATTTTCTAAATCAATTAAATTATCTAATTGAACTTTATGTTCATTAATTAGTTTTTGTAATTCAGCAAATCTTTTTTGATCTTTAGTGGAATTACCACCCTCATCTAAATCAGCACCAATAGCATCTTCAATATCAAGAGTTGCCATTTCGGCTTTCATCTCTTTAAGTTCATCAGTAACTTGCTTAATAGTTGTTAATTTTTTTGCTTCTATATCAACATTTCCAAAGGCATTTGCTAAAAAGTTAATTGAAGCTGTTAAGCCATTAACTATTGAAACACCAACTTTGCTTCTTTCAAAAAATATATCAAGTTTTTCTCTTAATGAATCTATTGCACCAGCTAAACCAGTTGCGGCTTTAACACCAGCACCACCTACTTGTTGATCCAACGCATCTAAAATAATTCTTTGTGCTTCTGCTTTCCTACCTGTCATAGTAAGAACTTTAATCATTTCTTTTTGTGCATCAGTAAATGAAACACCTACTCGTCTTAATGCACCTAAACCAACGATTGGATCTTCAAGTGCTTTACCTAATTGAGTAGCACCCATTTTTAAATCTCCAAAACCTACTTCTGCTAAATCTTGTGCTAATCTTAATGCGTCTTTAAAAGCATCTCCAGTTATAGATTTAAAGGTTAACATTATACCTGCCGCATCTCTAACTTTTGAAGTTGATGCTAAAGTTGCAACACCTATTTCAGTAGATAAATTTTCTATTTCAGATAAACTTAATCCTGCCGCACCACCTGTTGCTTTTAAAATACCTTCTAATTTAAGCATCTGCGTTTGAACAGCAGTAACATTTTTAATTAATTTAGTAAGTGCAAAACCTGCCGCAACGAATGCTCCAGTCATAGCCAGTCCTTTTAGACTAACTCTACCCATTATTGCACCAATAGCATTTAAACGACCTGCTACTGGACCTAATGGACCTTGTACTGCCGCAATAGAACCTGCAACATCTCTCATTTTTGCTTGTAATTTAGATGCACCTTTTGAAGTAGTAATACTAGACTTATTTACTTTTTTAAGGCTAGTAGAGGCTTTGTCTATATTAGACTTAAACTTCTGTGCATTTGCTATAAGTTCTACTCTGATGGTTGCTAAATTTGATGCCATAATATTAATCTGGGAATTGTCTCATTAAATCTTCCATTTCGTTTTTAACTAATGGATTATTATTAGTTTTACTTTTGCCATTCTTTAAATGATGACCATTCAAAGCTGACATAAATTCTGTTATTGATAAATCCCAAAATACTTTAGGGGAGAAGTTTAATACACCAAGACCTATTTCTAGATATTGCTGGATTGGGTATTTTTCGGCTCGTTCTCCCCCTGTACTAAAGGGGAATCTTCTTCTGCTTTATCGCCTGTAAATATTGTCATTAATACTTCTGAACACAATATTGCAATTTTTAGTAATCCAGTTTTAATAACCATATCACCTACTGCTGATTGAGTAAATTTACCACCAGCACCTTGAAGTCCTTCGTGCATAACGATAACTACATCTTGTAAAGAATATTTATTTTGAGCCATGTTATTGGTAATTTCTAGTATTGATTTACCAGTTCTATTTTCTATATTAACTATACTATCAAAGGTAAGTCTGAAAGTTCTTTCTTTATCTCCCAGCTCACCCTTGATTTCGCCTTTATACTGATTCGCCATTAGTGTCCTTTTCTATTAATTGTTCAGTTAATTCTTCAGTTAATGTTTTTTCTTTTGGTTCAGATTTTTTTAGTTTTTTCAAAGTTTTATTTGATTTAACTATATCACTTGTATCTTTATCTTCACAAGTAATTTCTGCTCTTGTAGAATAAACTTCAACTTTTTGAACAATCATTTCAGTAACACCAATAGTGATATGGTCATAAGGTTTAACAGGAATATCACTTCTTGTTTCGATAGTAACTACACCCTTTCTTGTAACCTTGTAGAAACCATTATAGGACTCGCCTTGAAATTTTATTTCTATCACTTTAAACCCATCTGTATATTCCATATCATTTTCCTTATTAGTTATTAAGCATTTGCGTAAGTCATTGTACCATCTGATTCAAGAGATACTGAAAAAGTTTCTTCTCCATTATACTCTCCTGCTCTTTCATAAGATGTAATTATAAATGCACCTTTTACAGTTGATCCATCTCCAAAAACTAAATCGTAATTTAGTGAATCTCCAGTAAATGCCGCACCTCTTACATTATTTTCTCCAGCAGAATCTGTAAATACTCCACTTGCAGATAAACTCATACTTCTGATACCCATATTCGCACCTAATGCTCTACCAATATCGTTTCCTGATGCTCCATCAAATGTTGCTGAATCTTTTGCTGTTATGTCAACTGTTTCTCCATTAATAGACATTGATGTACTTCTCATTCCACCAATAACTACTGCTGTTCCACTACTATTTTCTTTCAATAAAAATGCTGAACCTTTTTGTGCCGCCATGTTATTTCTCCTTGTTTATTTTTTATTAATTATTTTTTAATTTGTCAATACAAAAACTCTAAATCTTTGTACTCCATGTGTTGTTAAACCATCATTTTCTTTTATTATATCAGAGAACTCAAATCTCATATTATTCATAGCACCTGATACTGATAGGCTTGACTCGTGTAATACATCATAAACTAATGACATAATTTCTTTTATCTCCTTACTTCCTCTATATCTTGAAAAAGTATGAATCATAAGGGTAAAATCAGTACCCTTTTTTGTTTTTGTTCCATCATCTACCATTGTTTGATCTCCGATCTTAACATAAGGAAATGCTGTATTCTCTGGTACAAAATCGTAAATATTATTTCCTCCTAACTTTGTTGTAAGAGGATTACTTGCTAATAAAGCATTATATACTGTTGTTTGTAATGTGACTGCAAAATCTGTCATTTAGTATATTCCATAATTTTTTGTTTAACTCTATTTAATACTGCATTTATAATTGGCTTTTTACTTTTTTCAAATGCTGGTAACATAAATGGTCTTGGTTGCATTTTACTTGTACCATATTCTAAAAAAGCTGAATAGTTTGCATTACTTTCTACACTAACAACATCACTACTTTTTTGCCTAACAATTATTTTATTTACTAAATTTCCTGTATCACTTGCTGGTGATTGTCCTGGAGCAGATGCTCTATGCTCTCTACGAGGATTATATTTTTGATACATAACACCTGACTTTGCACCTGTCTGAATACTTTTAATTGCTTCTGTTCTAATTAACTGTCCACCACCTTTAACTATCTCTTGA